TCAAAAGCCTGAAATGACAGAGGATGCGTTAGCGGATTTTATCTATGAACAACGCACAAATAAATACAGCGTATCGTTAGCCAAAGCCATCTGCGCCAAATTCTTACCGTTGAAAGGAGATGAGGGATGAATAAAATTAAACATAGGATCAGATATATGCACACAATAAGCGGTTGTCCTGCGACGTATGTAAAAGGAAATCAAATTTGTTTTGCAGGAAAACAACCTATTCATTTATGCAGCACCTTAAAACAAATAATCAAAGAACGAAAATTAACATATAAATGGCGTGATAGCAAATGTTATAAGCAAGACAATGATTATGGATATGTAAAAGTTGTTGCCTGAAAGGAGATGGAAGAAAAATGCTAATCCACGTTAAATCCAAATGCCTATGTTGCGAGAAGATGGTGGATTCACTAAGAATAAGGTTTTAAGGAGAAAGAATGAATAAACATAAAAGAGATAAACAGGGCCGCGCGATTAAAAAAGATGGAACGGTATATAAAACTTATCGTAATTACGTTATATCATCTTCCGATGAGCGTAAGGCTAAATCAGCCCATCTTGAGGTTATGCAAGAGTATGCCGATGAGGTGGTATGATGATTGGAGGAATAGTTGAAGCACCTAAGTGTCCGTAAATTTAAAGCCGCTATTTATGATCACCTGAAGACTGCAAGAAAAACAGATCAGGCGATAATGATATATATGCAGACAAATAGACAAAGTAAATATGTCCAGCCATTTATTATTCTTCCAATAAAAAAACAAATAATCATTGACACATAGGGGTGAGGCCCGCTTATAACATAATTATCTAATAAACAACTTCCCGGCCAGGAAGACAAATATTTAAAGCCCGCTTTCTCGCGAGAGGGAAGGTGGGCTTTTTGTTTGGGGTGTAAAAAGGTATGACAACAAAACAGATCCTATATCGTAAAAATAGACTAAAGGGCATGGATAAATATAATGCCGCGCGGTCCGCTGGATACTCGCATTATACATCACGGATTGCCTATCAAAAACTTGAAAAAATTGAGAAAGATATATCTGCCAAGTTTTTAAAAGCGGGTCTTACCGATGAGAAATTGATCGAACATGCTCTTGCGGGATTGGAAGCGGAAAAGGAAATTATTATTGACGGTGAAAGATACGGCGACACACCCGATTGGCAAGTTAGGCATAAATATTTCACAAGTATTTTGCAGTTGACAAAAAAATTAAATACAGAAGTTAAGAATGGAACCGGCGAAACACGGATAATCATCATCCGGGCAGATTCACATCAATCTGGAGTTATCCCTGAAAATCGAATTATTGATGTATCAAGACCGTTATCTGTTTAGCACCAAACGATTCCCTGCCATGGTCGCATCTGTCGGCACAGGCAAATCGATGATGCTCCTGCTTAAAGCCTGGAACTACGCAGAATCATACCCAAATTCCCTCCTCATCATTATTCGCAAAGAGTTCACCGATCTAAAAGATTCAACTATCAAAGATTTCCAGACCTATTTCGGCGTGACAGTAGGGGCTGATAAAGACTTCAAAATGAAGAACGGCTCTATCATCATGTTCCGCCATGGCGCGGAAATGGCTGTCCTGAAAAACATGAACCTTTCTTGGGCCGGAATCGAGCAGGCCGAGGAGTTTGACACCGAGGACGTATTCACTTACCTACGTGATCGCTTGCGCCGGCAGAGTGGACCATATCGACAGCTGTGCATTATAGCCAACGCCAATGGGCATAATTGGATATGGAAGCTATGGATAAACGGCGCTGACAAGACCGAGGTTATCAATGAGCCGACCGGCCAGATAGTACGCGAGAAGGGCGAGGAATATATCTGCGTGGAAGCCAATATGTTCGCCAACGAAAAGAACTTGCCCAGGGATTTCATCGAAGACCACAAGAAAATGAAGGACGATGCGCCGAACCATTACATGCAATACGTTATGAACAGCCATGAAGAAATGGACGCCGATGACCGCTTATTCCATCCGCAAGACGTTTACAATGCGCCTAACATTATCATCCCTGAACAGAACCGGGTATTAAAGCGCGTCATGGGCATTGACGTGGCCAGATTCGGCAACGACGAAACCATATTCACGATCCTTGAGCAGAAAGACATTTATCATTGGGAACAGGTATTTCTTGAAGCCAAGATGAAGGTTGATACCGTGTTCACCTCGGGGTATGCGATGGAATTGGAAAGGCGCTTCGGGCTTGATCTGACCGTCATTGATGATATTGGTGTCGGTGGAGGCGTAACAGACAATTTACGCAGTAACGGCGGCCGGATACTGCCATTCATCGCCAATGCCGAGGCATCGGTCAACAAACAACGTGATTATGAGGACAGCAATACCGAGGGTTTCTGTATGACCGCTGACTTGCTCAAAAAGGGCTGGCTCAAGTTGCTTAACGATCATATCCAAGCCGAGCAGTTGATGCAGACCCGCTTTAAATACAAGGGCGGGAAACGGCAAATCCTGACCAAAGAGGAAATGCGCACCAAGTACAAAGAGATAAAGTCGCCGGATCGCGCGAAGGCTTTAATGATGGCGGTCTGGGGAACGGACAAGCGCCCGATGGAATTGAGCGAACAATCAACGAACTATCCGAAGTACGGCATCATGGACAACGATGTTGTTATGGTTAACACGAACCATGACTTTCCGGCATTCGGTATCACATCATAACAGGAGGAATAAAGATGCAAGCGATCGCAGCGGTAGGTTCAGTTTTTGGGATAATTAGTTCGATAAAAAGTTTATTCTCGAAACCAAAGTCCCCGGCAGTTCAGCAGATGCCAAAAGCTCCTACAGAGGCAGACGCGCAGGCAAAGGCGTCCGATGAAGAAAAGAAGCGCAGGCGGATGATGTCGCAGACCGATGCAACACATGGCCAGGCACTCGTTCCTCAACTCAATGTTCAATCTAAATCATTACTAGGTACATCCAACGCCTACGCATGATACCGACTATTAACATAGAAAATAAAGTCGTCATTCGGCTGGCTTCCCCAAGCGATCTTTTGGATATTTACAAAGTCATCGACACCTATGACGGGGCCATGGAACACGATAAGAACCGTCTCAAGATAAGCATTCGTGAGATCCTTTACTATCAAGGCGTGTTCGTTGGAGTTTATAACGATGAGATCATCGGAGGAGTTGCCGGATATGCCGTACCAGCACTGTTCAAGGACGAAATATCCTATTGCGCGCTGTTCTTCTACATCGTTCCGAAATACCGACATCTGGTACGTGGGTTCATCAAGGAGCTTGAATTGATACTCGTAGGAACCAAGTGCGCCAAGATTGTTTATGCCTTCCCGACCGAGAAGAACGACCCGCGCGGTGGACGCATGAGAAAGTTTATCCAACTTATGGGCTATACCGAATTAGAAACTCACTTTGAAAAGAGGTTCACATGAGAACCAACGTCGAACTGATATGTTCAGATAACGACCACTACACAAGTATGAACGACAATTACCGTTCCTATTGTCAGGAGCTTGCGGACTTCGGACTGCCTCGCAAGTCATGGATAAATTCCATCCGCATTCAAGGCGACCGCGTTAAATTCAATTTCCTTTACGACAGTACGCTTATCTTATCCAGCCGCACGACCGCGCACGGATTCCAGTCAAATCTGACCAACGAAACAATGCGATGGGCCGAGTACGAAGCCATTGATGAAAACGACATGAAGAGTCTTGAGAACCGCCAATGGTTCAAAGAGGTGAGCGATAAAGGCCTTGCTATGTTGCGCCGGTCGAATTATTACAACGTCCAGCTTGAGGATTGGCACAGCAAACTCATCTTCGGGACAGGCACCTATTCAATGCTTCCCGACCCGAAGGACTTCGTTAAGTTCAAGAACATTCCTGTCGGTGAGGTCAACCGCGTTGTCGATGACAATGGACGCCTTATGGAAATATACGTTAATTTCAAATTGACCGCGCGCCAGGCGTACAAAGTCTTTGGCGAAGATGTCGGTGAGGCCATTCTGAAGGCATTGATGGACAAGCCATATCAAGAATTTGAGTTCTTGCATTATGTCAGCGAACGCTACGACCGCGACACACGCTATAAAGATTCTATCAACATGCCTTATAAGTCGTGCTGGATCGAGAAAAAGAGCAAGCATCTGATGCAGGAAAGCGGATTTGAGGAGATGCCATACATTAGCGATGTGTTCTATTCCGATTCCAACGATCCCAACGGTTTCAGTCCGGCAATGGACGTACTGCCATGGGTCAAGCTACTGAACGCCATCGCCCGAACAGTTATCAGAGCCGGTATGAAACAGACAGACCCACCGCTGTTGCTGCCGAACAAGGGCATGATACTGCCCTTGAATTTCAATCCCGCAGGAATGAACTACCGCGATGCCAAGACGCCCAACGATGCCATTCAAGCCCTGCCAACGACCAGCGGACGGGTTGAAGTAGGCGTTGAGCTGATGAAGTATGTCGAGGAGCGCGTCAAGCATGGCATGTTCGTTCCGTTATTTCAAACGCTTAACGACATCACCAAGAACCTTAACATTCCCGAAACCCGCCAGCTCATCAACCAGAACATGTCTATCCTTGGTCCGGTCATTGGCCGTGCTGACTACGGCACATTAAGCCCGATGTGGTCAAGGTTGTACAGCATGATGAACCGGGATGAATTGATACCGCCGCCGCCGCCTGATCTGATAGGTAAGGGATTCAAGATGGCTTATCTTGGCCCGCTGGCCAAAGCGCAGAAGTCAGCAGAACTTGCCGATGTCCAGACATTCCTGGCCGAAGTCCAAGCCATCGGAACGATCTTGCCTCGCGCATTTCACAAGATCGATGAGGACGCCACCATTGATTATCTGCATCGAACACGCCGTATCGCACCGGAGATACTACGCTCTGAAGATAATCTCAAGCGTTACCGCGAACATGTTGAGGAACAGGAACAGATCATGGCTTCATTACAGACAGCCGGGGCCGGGGCGCAGGTTGTTAAAACTGCCGCAGAAGCGCAATCCATAGGAGCAAAGAAATAATGCTAATAACTGTTAACAACAAGCGGAAACTTAATATCACACTGATATCGGTCTATGCGTTGCAATACATCTATGAACCCCAGAAAGTCAGCGCCGATAACGTCCGTTCGATGATGGAGTCTGTCATATATTGGTCGAACCATTTTCAAACCAAGAGCGAACTTAAATTTGATCCGTTGATGAACACCATGATCGAAGTCGGATTGAGCGCGGTTGAGCAGGAACTTTACAACCAGCTTCAGGACGTTGCCTATTTACTCGAACTAAACGAGAAGGGTTTGCTTGAGAAGCGTAAGGCGACATTCAAGGCCCACAGCATCGACTATAAGAAATTCCACAATCTTCCCGGCGCGCATACACCTGAAAGCCTGGCGAAAGCCAAAGCCATGAAGGACGAGTACGACCGGCAGAATCCGGAGCAGGAAGGTTTGATAAGTGCGAAAAAGAAAGCGTAAGATCGTGTGGGTTTGTACCCAATGCTGTTTCAAGAGCATGAAAAAGAAGCCGTGTCCGTATCACGGTGAAACCGACAAGCAGAGGTGGGCGGAATGAACGGAAGAACATCAAGAAAGATAAAAGAATTTGCTTTACGGAAATACAATCAACTTGATGAGAGGCGCAAGAAAATTCTTACGCCAAGAAGGATATACCGGGCTTTGAAGCGGAGATACAACGAGGCGGGCAAGAATTTCAACAAGATGGTTCTGGGGGTGACGGGATGAAAATTAAAACTGTATCTCTATCTTCAGGTGACGCATTTCTTCAAGACGATAATTCACCAACAATGATTATCGTAACAATATTGATGGAAGATGGTAAAACAATTCAATTTCCTTATGACGCCAGTAAAACATTGAAACAATTGGATGCTGACATTTTGAGAGCCGCTGAAAGATATGACAATAGAGTTTCATTGAGAGAGGTTCAACCTATCAAAATTGATTTAAAGCCTGGTGGAATTAATCATTTTGAATCGGACGGTTCGCCATCTCCAGAAAATACTGCCTATAATAAATCAACAAAAATCGAACTTGAGGACATTGTGGAATGCGTCAAGGTCTATCCACGCGATCCGAACATCGAAGCCAGCGCCATTCCCGTTATCGGAAAACAATACCGCGTATTCGACAAGTCAACGGTCCAGGGCATCAAGTTTTTCGAGGTTCTTGACGATGCTTCGGATAACAAGAAACTCATTAAGGTCTATTCCGATGAAGTGAAATTAGTCGCAAAGAGACCGCCGCTACAACCCGGTCAAGAAAGGGTGATGAATTTCCAGACCACCCACAAATGCCCCTGCGGTGAGATCAATGCGTTGCAGATAAACAATGAACAAAATAAGTATGTTGGCGACTGCTCTTGCGGTCGGCACCTTGAAGTCGATCGTGCTTTGCCGGCAAAGTAAGGAGGCGTAATGCAGTTAATTTTAAGGAACTCAAAGAACGAGGTCAATGTCCCGTTTCATTCTGGGCAGATCGTTGACCTTAACGGCGTCATCTTCAAAGTGTCGAGCATCAATCTTCAAACCAAGAAGATTGAACTTGAACCGGCGTCTATCGATGATGTGAAGATACATTTGCAGAAAACAACACCGGCCGATGTTAAGGCGCCGAAGTTATCCGAGGCACCCAAACCAGAAGACGCGGCATGATCTCTGAACTGACCAGAGAAGTTCGGGAAATGGACGATGAGAAAATGGCATCTGTTTATCGTTCTGTGTTTGAAAATCCCAACGGCCAGATCGTACTTGAAGACATGAAAAACAGGTTCTTTGTGAACGCGCCAACATCAGTTTTCATCGATGACCTTGGGAATAAGATCGTTGTAGATGACGGCACGATGAGGTTGAACGAAGGCATGCGCATGGCCTATCAGCACATTAAGGCGCGCATTGATTACGAAGAACCACTTAAAAAACAAGAAGAAGGATCAATAGTATGAAAGGAATCAATATGATACTGGACACTCTAAACCGCATATTGCGACACTTTAGACCCATGAACAACAGAGGACACATTCTTATTAACCGCGACCCTGATCCTGTCGATGCAGGCGGCGGGGAAGGTGGAGCAGGTGAAGGAGCCGGTGCTGGAGCAGGAGCGGCCGGTGCAGGAACATCCCCTGGATGGTTAAGCACATTTGAAGGTGTTGAGGTTGACCATGAAGTCGTCAACCCAGAAACAAAAGCGCGTACGATCGAAAAGCTATCTGCCAAGAATGACCCGGCTTTCAATAAGTACAAAACACCGGCAGACTTTTATAAGGGTTTCCGTGAAATGCAGAAGATGGTCGGAAAGAAAGGTGTCGTTCCTCCGGCTAATGAAAGCCCCGAAGAACTCGAAAGATTTTATAACGACTTGGGCCGTCCCAAGACACCGGCTGAATACAAATTTTCTGAAATCGCTGACTTACACCCGAAGATCGGTAATGTCACGGAGATCAACGGTTTCATGTCCAATGTCTATCATAAGCTCGGTCTAAGGCCGGAGCAAGCCGATGGCATGCAAAAGGAAATCCTTAATGTCCTCTCTGCCTCCGCCAAAGACCAAGAGGCAAAACAGCAGAAGGTCATTGATGATACGAGCGTACAGTTACGAAAAGACTGGTCGGGTGATTACGATGCCAATTTGAAGCGTGTCGGCATGGTCGTTTCTAAAGCATTGACGCCTGAAGAACTATCCGCTCTTGGCGGCCCTGAAGGTCTTGGTAGCAATCCGATCATTGCCAAACTTATCCACAAGCTGTCCAAGCCGTTGAGTGAGGACACCATTGCGAACTTGGGTGGAGGTAGAACGTCCGAAGGCGGTGGCGCAGGGAACGAAACACCACAGCAAGCGATGAAGATAATCTCTGAAATAAATACTGATGTCAACAGTGATCTGTATAAAGCATTTCGTGATGACGCTAACCCGCGTCACTCTGAAGCCGTCCAGTTGCGGTCAAGAATGTATAAGATCGCATATCCTGACGGTAGTTCGTAGCAAGCGTTTGATAGAGGCACTTGGCTTGACCTAAGACGATACCCGAAAGGCCGTCAACCGAATAGCCGATCTTGAATCAAACGCCACGAAGTAAAGTATTGGGACACCCCTTACCGGCCCCGCTTATGTAACACCCAGCCCGATATTCGGACACCTGGTTAAAAAAATTAATATAATTTTTTAAATCAGGAGGGCTGAGTGAAGCCGGGCTCCTACCAACGAACAGAATATCACCGAGAATTGTCTAGATTAAATAATCTTGGCAAGAAACGTTCTGTCGAAAGCAATGAGAAAAGACGCCAAACAAATTTACGTCTTGGAATAAAACCACCATTAATGAACGGTGAGTTAAATCCAATGTACGGAAAGCGTGGCGAACTATCACCACATTTTAAGGGCTATAAATATTGCTCTGATTGTGGGAAAGAGTTGGCTTCAAGGCAAGCAAAGAAGTGCGCTCGCTGTAATAAATTGAAATCAACAACATTGCTTTTTACACAGATCAGGAAGGTTATTGAATATCGTCAATGGCGTTCCGACGTTTTTACTCGTGATAGTTTTACCTGTCAATGTTGTGGAATTAGGGGCGGTCAATTACACGCACATCACATTAAAAAGTTTTCCTTAATTTTAAGAGAAAATAAAATTAAATCTCTTTCGGAAGCTATTCAATGTGTTGAATTGTGGAATTTGAACAACGGCACAACTCTTTGCTCTAAGTGTCATTCAATGGCACATAAAGTAAAAAGGAGCCATTAATATGTCCGCACCAGATACAGCATTTGTACGCCAATTCAAAGACCAGATCACCCACTTGGTCCAGCAAAGAGATCATCGTCTTGGCGGGACGACGATGGTTGATATGGACTTCAAGGGTGAAATGAAATCTTACGATCAATTAGGTTCTATCGACATGGTGGAAATTCTTGGCCGCTACCAAGACACCCCTATCCAGAACCCTAACCACCAAAGACGCTCTGTCACACCGAGCTTCTTCGTCAGCTCAACACTGGAAGATCCCAAAGACGCCCTTCAAATGTTGGTTGATCCTAAGTCACCGTACATGGAAGGCAAGAGAATGGCCGTCAATCGAAAGAAAGACGACGTTCTTATCGCGGCAATGGGCGGGTCTGCTTTAACCGGCAAACTCGGAACATCAACCCAGGCATTCGCGGCCGCAAGCCAGATCGCCGTTACCTACGGGAGCGGTGCATCCAATTCCGGCATGACCAAGGCGAAAGTCTTGCGTGCCAAGAAGTTACTTGATGGCAACGAAGCCGATGACGGCGATCGTCATGCCGGCGCCACGTCAAATCAGTTCGAGGACTTGCTTAACATCACGGAAGTCGTCTCATCTGATTACAACACGGTGAAGGCGTTGGTGGAAGGTTCCATCAACAGTTGGGTTGGTTTCAAGTGGCACAGATCAGAGCGTTTCCTGACCAACGGCTCAAGCCATCGCTTGTGCTATTTCTGGCAGAAGAACGCCCTGACATTGTCCGTCCAGAAGGATGCCCAGGGAAGCGTTGACAAGCGTGTTGATAAGAACATGGCTTGGCAAGTTTATATGTGCGTTTGCCTCGGTTCAGTTCGTATGCAGGAAGAGCTTATTATCGAGGTTGCATGTGCAGAATCATAAACCGATTTAGTTAGGTCGGGTTTGAAATAGTTTCTTAAAAATTAAAAAACGGAGGCAATATCATGGCCACAGTAAAAGGAGTTGTAGCAACAGCGATCGCCGCAGGGGGGCTTTCAAACGCCTTCCTTCAGGGATTGGTGGACGGACGCGTCAAGTGTATGCTTGACAGCTACGTCGTTTTAGGTACGGAAGCGGCCGCAAGCACCATCACGCTTGGTGGGAATCTTCCTGTCGGGGCGAATGTTATCGCCATCTTGCTGTCGGTTGAGGACGCGCAAGCGTCAGCAACATTCAGCGTTGGTGACGCTGGAAGCGCAACACGTTACGCCAGCGCGCACACCGGATTACAGACAGCAGATACGGCTGTCATTATCCGAGGCACAAATCGTGTTATCACCGGAACAGATGACCAACAGATCGTCCTGACCACAGGCGGCGCTACATTGACCGCTTCATCAGGTGGTTTGAAGATCGCTGTTCTTTATTCGATGGATTAAGGCAAACCTTAACATGGAGAGAAAAATGAGAAAGTTAATATCATTAGTGTTGGCGGCCTGTATGTTCGCCACTCCATCGTTTGCCGCCGTCGGCCTGAAGGTAGACAGTACACCGACAGGCACATGCACGGACATTAATTTCACGGGAGCTGTCGTGACCAATGACGGAAGCACTTGTGAAATTCCTATGGTTCTTGCAGGCGCAGCAAATGGTGGCGCAATATCAATGACGACGACAGACACGGTTGTTGACCCAAGTTATGCTTTGGTCAAGAAGGAACTCGGTGTCCAGGTTGGTTTAGCTGGAACTCTGGCGGATGGCAGTCCTGGTCAAATACTGACCATCTTCATCACTGCCCTAGCAGGTTCAGGTACATTCATTGTTACGCCTACGACAGCAACAGGTTTTGCTTCGATCACTTTCGATGCAGCCGAGGAGTACGCAACATTGCTGTATTTGGACGACACCAATGGATGGATAATCCAAGCAACGAACGCAACGATCAATCAGTAAATGAATGGGGCGGCCTAACCCGCCGCCTCTTTTAATATGACGAAGATATTATCCTATATCGTGGGTTCAATAATTGTCGGCTTCTGCCTCTTGCCGCACATCAATATCAATCTGATGGCTCCGGGTGAGTGGTTCCAATATCTTGTCTATCTGTTCGGGTTCGCTTCAGTTGCTATTTTATATTTTAAAATAAATTGGTTCATCAGGTTATTACCGGCGTTCTGCCTCATCAACGCCATGATGAGCTATGTTCCGTTGCTTTCGATGATCGCCTGGATGCAGATAACGGTCTGTTGTTATTTTTACGTTCTCTGTTGCCGCGTCAAACACTTCGATATTATTTTCAAGATGATTCAGTCAGTCCTTGTGTTTACGGTCATTCTTTACATTATGAAATTATTCGGCCAGGAACCGATAGCCAACTTCGGTGATAACCAATACTTCGGAACCAACGGCCAACACATGCAGAGCGCTTCGCTTACGATAATTCTGACAGCCGTTCTGATAAGCCACAGCCGTTGGAATTTAGGAATACCTTTACTTGCCGTTGTGATATGCAATAGTTTGGGCGCATTAATATCTGCGGTCATTGGGGTTCTTATTTTCCTAAAAAACCGTGTGTTCAGCCGTAAGGAATTTAATACGATATTTGTTTTGTCATTGGTATTGATCATATCGACATTAGGCTTTACAGGCAAATTCGTCCAGAACATCAACATGGGAAATAGCCGGATATTGACTTGGATCAATACGCTCCGACTATGCACAGAGTACCCGTTCTTCGGTTGGGGCATCGGGACATTTAAGGTGTTGTTCCCGATCTACGGGAAGATCGAATTTGCTATCCCCTGGAAGACAACTCACAACGATTATCTGCAACTACTCTTTGAAATGGGATTGACCGGCATGGTTTTCTTCTTGGCTTTCTGCACCGACCTGATATACAAGATGAGAAAATTGATACACAGGACAATCTCAAAAGACAAGGCCTTCTATGCGTGCATAGGTTTGGCCATGATCGCTACAAACATGCTTTATCACTTCCCGACTAAAATGATACAAGCGGTTCCGTTAATAATCTTCTTCCTGGCCTATTGCCAGAAACTATACGAGGTGACTTATGGTGAGTGACAAGATCGGAATTATCAACTTGGCGCTCGGCAAGCTGGCATCTGAAAGGATAACGATGCTTGGGCGATTGACAACCGACAGCGAAGAATCGCTCATTGCCGCCAACTGTTACGATGACATCCGCAGGGAAGTTCTTGAGGAACATTCTTGGCGTTTCGCGCAGAAGCGCGCGGCCCTTGATTATGTCGTTGCCGATGACACCAGCCGGACGATCGAGGTCGATACCTTTACGCCGATCCTTATTACCGCCGCAACGGCAACCGATCCAGTTGTCATCACGGCAGACAATCACGGCCTTTACAATCACCAGAAAATAATCATCACAGGCGTTTCTGGTATGACACAGCTTAACAGCAATACCTATTACGTCAAAGACAAGACCAATGATACGTTCTCATTGACTGACGAGGACGGTGACGACATCGATGGAAGTGCTTTCACGGCCTACACATCAGGCGGCCAGATACAGCGAGCCGAACACAATACACCCATCACGATCACAGCGGCTACGGCCGCCGAACCTGTACAGCTTACAACTCTTTCAGTTCATGGCTTGGCTGTTGATGATTGGGTCAAGATCATCGGTGTCCAGGGCATGACGAATCTTAACGATAATTTCTATCAGATCAAGACAGTTCCGACAACAACATCATTCACGCTCAAGGAAACCGATGCCGATGATGAGGGGGACGACTTGGACGGTACAGCTTTCACGGCCTATACCTTTGGCGGGGTCGTGCTTCCTTGCCCAGAATTGACCGTTGTTGATGCGTATGTACCTATCGTCTATCAGGCGCCGGCGGATATGCTTCGCCCTACAAAAAAGAGCGTCAGGGAGGCCTACACAACGCATGAACTCGACAAGGTAATATCAGACATCGATCAACTGAAGATCATCTACACCTACGACTGCAAGGACGTTACCAAATATTCACCGAAGTTCATTCAGGCCCTTGCCACACGCTTGGCGGCAGAGATAGGTTTCAACATCACCAATTCAGTCGCAAAGGCAAAAGAGCTGATGCAACTCTATGAATCCGTTGTGTTGCCTGACGCGGTGGCGATCGATTCGACGAAGGGTTCGCCCGATGAGGTGCAACAGGACGAATGGCTCAATAACATGGATGTCGGCCCGCAGTTTGCCACGACCGGAGAGACATGGACACCGTTTTAATGCGTCGAATCTTGATAGTTTTAATTGTTCTTTTAAATTCTTTTCCGGCAGAAGCAAGGCGGGCGCCGAACAATATAGGAGCGAGGCATAACTCTGATACAGGCACGCTTGATTACTGCCTTAAGGTGCAGAGCGAGGACGGAAGCGTTGTCAATGACAAGTGCAAGCCGCTTTATGTTTCCGATGAGTTCATTACCGACGAGGGTGATTTCTTTCTTATAAGGGCGAATATCGGCGGGACGAGCGGGACTTCGATGACGACTTCCGACACTACCGTTTCGACCAGCTACAAGTACATTCGTAAGGCGATCGCTTCATCGGCTAATCCCGGATTTGATACAGGCACACTTTCCGATGGCGCTGTTGGTCAGATATTGACAATTCAGATAACAGAAGTCGGAGCGGGCGGGACGTGGACGTTAACTCCAGAGACCAAGACAGGGTTCACATCTTTATTATTTGAGGCAGTAGGTGATATGGTAACACTTTTGTTTGTTAACGGCGATATTGGCTGGATAGTTTTAAGCCAAGAATCAGTACAAATGGTTAATTAATGGGACAGATCATAGACATAATCCAGAACGTATTTAATAACGGCGAGATAAGCGAAATCTCTGCCGGGCGTTTCGATGTCCAGAAATACCCAAACAGCGTCGGAACTCTTGAGAACTTCCTCAACAAACAATTAGGTGGTGTCATCTATCGTCCGGGAACGATCTATGCCGGCGTAACAAAGACAAGTTCACTTCGTTCCCGACTTCTTAAATTCTTCTACTCCACAGAGCAAAATTACGCTATCGAGGCAGGCGATGAGTATTTCCGTTTTTGGACGAAGCCATCGGGAGGTTCATTTGGTCAATTGACAAGCGGTGGAAACCCTGTCGAATTGGTTACTGTCTTTGAGATCGAGAACATCAACACGATAAACTACTCGCAGAACGCCGACACCATGTATATCGCAACAGGCGTTTATCCTGTCCAGAAATTGACCAGAACATCAGCCACGACCTTCACGATCACCGAGGTCTTATTCAAGCGCGGCCCGTTCCTTGACAGCAATATCACGACAACCACGATAGACCCTTCAGCCGACACCGGGGCCGGGATAACGCTCACGGCTTCATCGGCTATCTTCTTGGCCGGACATGTAGGTTCACTTTGGCGCATTAAAGACGGGGTTGTAAAAATTACAGCTTTTGGAAGCACAACTTCAGTGACGGCTACGGTGCAAGACGAACCAGAAGGAGCTGTCGGGAACTTGGGGACAGGCGGTACACCACAAACTGATTGGGCAGAAGGTGCTTTTAGCGCGGTCAGGGGCTATCCGAGCAAGGTTTGTTTCCATGATGGACGCTTGTGGTTCGCCAAGACAACCTATCAGGTCGGGGGGCTTTGGGGAAGTGTTCTTTTCCAATACGAGAACCATGATGAAGGTGAAGGAGATGATGATGACGCTATCCGCAGGGAGATGGCGGCCGGTGGAAGCGGGGTTGCTGACATCAGATGGCTTTCATCGTCACCTAAGTCATTGCAGGCAGGAACATCAGCCGGGCCTTTCACCATCGATTCAGGAGATCGCGGCATTGCCATAACACCGCAGAACGTCACGGCCAAGCTGGACACAGACTTCGGTTCTGCCGACATTCAGGCAAAGCGCATGTTCAATTATGTTTACTATGTTCAGAACAGTTTGAACAGGGTATTGGAAAGCGGGTATTTCTTCGATGTTGACCAAAACGATGTAAGAGACACTATGATCTTGGCCGATCATATCCTTGATGTTGTCCTTGATGACAGCCGAATACTTTTCCCAGGGGATAACGAGGACAACGGCGCTTATGACATGGACACCCAACAATCTCCCAATAATAGACTTTGGGTTGTGCGCAAGGACGGACAGATTTCTATTCTCACCCGTAACCCACGCGAGGAAGTCAACGGCTGGTGTAGGTTCCGTCTTGGAAAGACTATCTCCTGCGACGGACGTTCAGGTCATGGCTTGGCAGAGAGCATCGTCATCATGCCGCAGGAAGGCGAGAACGATTTAGAGGTCATTCAAGCCAACAGGGTATTGGACGGCGTGGAAACAAGGACGATTGAGTATTTCGACAAGGAAGATTTCAAGAACGATTTTGACCCGATAAGGTTAGATTGTTCTTTGACCTACAATAATCCAATTACGATAACGGATATTACAGATTCAATCCCTCATGTCGTTACAGCCGCTTCGCATGGTTTCTCAACAGGAAATCAGGTTCGTCTTGATAATATTGTCGGGAAACACCAGCTTAACGGGACGAAGTGGATTATCACCGTATTGACGACGGATACTTTTGAGTTGACGACGGAGGTGGTATGAGTGATTTAAAGGATAGAAAGGCTAAGCAGATAGGTTGCCACCCAGAGGAGCATGACTTTGAGGTTGTCAGGGAGGGTGATGGGGTAGTTAAGAGTAAGTGTAATCGTTGTGGGTGTGTGAGGGCGGAGGTTGTTGTTAAATGACGATATCTTGGGATTGGGAATTTACAAATAATAATCCAGAAATAAATCCTAATTTAATTACGATTACAGGGGCAACCGCTGCTAATCCTGTTGTTATTACTGCACCTAATCATGGATTGGCTAATGGAGATCATATAATAATTGCGAGTGTTTCAGGTATGACTCAGTTAAATAATAATTATTATCTTGTATCAGATAAAACAGATAATAATTTTGAATTAACAAGTGAATTGGGTGTGGATGTTGATGGTTCAGCATATACACCTTATACATCTGGTGGGACGATAAGGCAGGGAGTTAGATTAAAAGGAATTTTATATAATAATTCTACCGCTGGAGAAACAATAGGGAATTTTTCTTCTTTTGCAACGGCTTATGTTAGTGCGGCGACCGGCGGTTCTGTTTTAGGTTATAATGCAGATTTAGGGCCTATTGTCAATGGAACGGCGTCTGACTTTCTTGGTGCAGGTTCATCTCCGCAGTTTGATACGCCTATACCAGCAGGTGACAGTCTTGAATTTATTTTTGGTACATATTTCCCAACAGGAACAGTTCCAGATGATGTTTATGGTCATGTGACGATGACAATAAGTATTAGTTTAAGGGCGACTCAAGTATTAATTAATACTGTTACAAATTGTTACCAATGGCTCGTCGGCATAGGCCTCGGCGAACAATGCGAAGATTATATTTGTGATGATTTGGTGGATGCGTGTGAGGCGGCGATAGATGATAAATGCCCCTACGTCACCGGCGGCCAAGTCCGCAAGATGGTCGATAACGTCACGG